GGGTTATGGTGGAAACCTAGCCGACGGAACAACCAATGCAGGTGTCGCAAATACAGGCGGTGGTGGCGGCGGGTGTAACTCCCCCGCCCAACAAGGTGGCTCTGGTGTCGTGATCTTGTCATGCCCTGTCGCAGCAACCTCAACCACAGGTTCACCGACCATAACCACTGTCGGAAGCAACACGGTTTATGTATTCAACTCATCCGGCACGATTACATTCTAAGGATAACACATGGCACATTTTGCAAAAGTTATTGACGGCGTCGTCACCGAGGTTCTGGTCATCGAACAGGATGTTATTGATACAGGCGCGTTTGGTGACCCTGCGCTCTGGGTGCAGACCTCATACAACACATATGGCGGTCAGCACCCTGAAGGCCGTCCACTGCGTAAAAACTATGCTGGCATCGGCTTCACCTATGACGCAGAGCGCGATGCGTTTATCGCGCCGCAGCCATTCGCCTCATGGACACTTAACGAAGATACATGTCTGTGGGATGCGCCCGTCGCACAACCGGATGACGGTAAGCTGTATCGTTGGGACGAAGCCACATTAGCTTGGGTAGAAGTCATATTGACTGAGGAGGCGTAATGTTTCGACGTGCTCTGGTAGGTATTGTGGCCACCGCTGGTGCGGCTTCTATGGTGCTCGCGCAGGCGGCACCTACGTCGTACGTCTATGACACGACGACCAACAGCACGTCGAATAACACCAACACCAACAACAACACGTCGGCCAGCACGTCTACCAATACGAACGTGAACACCAGCACAAGTACCAATACGAACGTCAACCAGAACATCAACTCTGGGACCGTCACATCCATCAACCAGAATACGTCTGCCAGCACGTCCGACAACACGAACCGGAACATCAACACGGACACGAGCAACAGCACGATTAACCAAAGCGTGAACAGCACGTCCGACAACACGAACCGGAATATCGACACAAGCACGGTCAACCAGACCAGCAACAACGTCAATCAGAACAATAACGTCAACGTGAATGATAGTAAGTCCACCAGCTACAGCGAGAACGTGTCGCGGCAGGTTATTGACCAGAATATCAAGTCGCCGCCACCCAGCGCCATTGCGCCATCCATGATGTCGTATAGCCAAGACCTGTGCACCACTGGCCAGTCTGGTGCAGTGCAGACGCAAATCATTGGTCTATCGGCGGGCCGCACTGTGCGCGACCAGAACTGTGAGCGGATGAAGCTGTCGAAGACCCTGTACGACATGGGTATGCGCGTTGCTGCTGTAAGCCTCCTGTGCCAAGACACCCGCGTCTTCAAGGCTATGGAAATGGCCGGTACACCGTGCCCGTTCATGGGTTTGATTGGCGAGGAAGCCCGCGCCGCGTGGACCGAGAACGCCGAGCTTCGCCCTGTTAAGGATTAAGCCATACGTCTTGCAGGCTATCCTGCTTGCTTGCGCAGCACCTGTGTGTGCGCAGACCTACGAACCTGCCCTAATAACTCCGCAAATAAACGGCACGCCCACCACAATGACGCCGCTTAACCTTGGCGACGATAACACGCAAAACGTGGCTCTAGGCTTTGAGTTTGAATATTGGGGTCAGACGTTCACCGACGCGTGGGTGTCGTCCAATGGCTTTGTGTCATTTCAAAGCGGCGCGCATCTCTGCTGCAACGGCCAGCCCATCGAAATGGCGCAGCGCAACACCATCTACGCCTACTGGTCCGACTTAATCAGCTTCACCGGCAACCCATATTATCGCCGCGACGACGGCTCTATTCTCTTTGGTTGGTACGGCGTGAACGAGTACGGCACGAACAACAGCAGCACCTTTGAGATTGGCCTCTTTGCCGACGGTAAGATACAACTGAATTACGGCAATTTGGGCTTTACTGGGGGTCACACCTTCACCGCCGGTATCACAGGCCCCCGCGCAGACGATAACATACCCTTATTTTTCGGGCAGAACGCACAGTACCTTCAGAACCAGTCCGGCATATTGTCGTGGGTTGCGCCCGCCGCGACTGTTGACTGTGACGTGACGCCTATGGACCCAAGCTGCCCACCGGCCAGTGTCGATGCCATCCCAGACCCCGTAGAAGCGATTGCCGAAGCCGTTGAGCAAAGCGTGACGCTTGAGCCAGAAGAGATGGAGGAAGTCCGCGAAGCAGCTGCAGCTGCGCTGGAGCGGGCGGAAGAAGCAGAAGTGGCTACTGAAGTAACAGAAGAACCTGAAGCTACGGTGGAAACGACTGTGCGGGAGGCCGACACGGTTGAGCGTCTGGAACCCGACCAAGTCGCTGCGTTGGCCGCAAGCACGCCTAGCATGGAAGACAGCGCGCAGTCTCAAGACGCCGCTGCACAAGAGACACAAGACGGCTCGTCGTCAGGTACGTTCACAACACAGATGCGGTTCGATAACTCGTTCGGTGGCTCGTTCGTGCAGGGACCAAGCGTTTCTTCTGCGCAGAGCGCGTCACCATTGGATATGGCAATCTCGGCAAGCAGCCCTATGTCTATGGCTAACACGGCTGAAGTTCTGGGCCTTGGGTCGCCCGCACCTGCATCATCTGGCGGAAACGCGCCTCAGACCGATAGTGGAATATCTGAGGGTGAGGGCGAAACAATCGCAGCTATGGGTGCCGTTCCGGGCTTCGCTGCGTACACGCAGGCGTCCTTGCAAGATAGGGCTGACTTTTACGCAATACGTGATATATACCGCAGACGTAGGCTGCAGGACGCAAACTTTGAAATGTATCGCATGATGCAGACAAACGATGCCCGTTGGCAGGAGATGGTAGATGAGCAGTACAGATGAAGAACCCAAGGTCTCTTTCGACGAGAGTGGCTTTAGTTTCAACATTGGTGGCCTAAGCAGTGGCAAGATTGCCATTATCTTTGCCGCGTTCTCAACGGTCCTTGGTGGTCTCTGGGCTGGCTTCCAAGTGTACCAGCAGTTCTTGACCATGCAGGAAGTTACGGCTGCGTATGTGCCGCCAGACCTATCTGGTATTGAAGGCCGCATTTCTGTACTGGACGAGCGCGTCACGAGCGTCGAGCGTCTGACCAAGGGCAACAGCGAAGCGCTGAACTACCTGACTGGTTCAATCTCTAGTAGCGTAGGCGCAACACGGCAAACAGTTGACGCTGTGTCGAGCAGCGTTAGAAACAGTGACGCGCAGAACATGTCAATGCAGCGCGCTATTATAGACCAACTGCGCGAGCAGGACAGGGAACAACAGCGTCGGATCAAAGAACTTGAGACTGAGACCGCTGCACGTATTCAAAAGACGCTGGCGAACCCGCTGGCCGGGAAGGACTAAAGATGGAAGATAAATTACTAGATGCGCGCATCAAGGCGCTTTGGCTCGCTGCCCGTACAATGGCGTTCGTCATTGTCGCCATTACCTGTGCCATGATTGCAGGCCTGTTCGTTAGCAACGAAGTTATAGATAACAAGGATGTCTTCGGTTTGCTGTCATACGTCATGACTTCGGTTGTCGGCGCGGTCGCGGGGTCGTATGCCACGCTCATGGGCATGAAGGGCGAGTTGGTTCCACCAGCGCCAGAAGACCGCAACGACCCTGAGCCTGAGCCAGAACCTGCTCCGCTGCCGCCTGCACCACTCGACCTGACACCAGAAGCAGAGTTAGTTGAAGCGGCTGAAGAAGACGATGATGACGATGACATGGAGCCTTGGGAAAAGTATCGCAACGACATGCGCTACGACATCAACGGCGACGGCGTGGTTGACGAAAATGACTTTCCAGATTGGCGGAGTGCTGGCAAATGAGCTTAATTAATCTTCAAGGTAAATGTGGGTGTCATGCAGATGGTGCGTTCGGTCCGGGTACTTGTAAGTCGGCTGCGGCTCTTTATAAATTATCACCTAATCGGGCTGCGCATTTCTTTGCTCAAACGGCGCATGAGTCGGGCAACTTCAAGGCGTTCAGCGAAAACCTGAACTACAGCGCCAAGGGTCTGCGCGGCATATTCGGTAAATACTTCCCGACGGATGCACTGGCCCGTGCTTACGAGCGCCAGCCACAGAAGATTGCTAACCGCGTGTACGCCAACCGCATGGGTAATGGCCCTGAGAGCAGTGGCGACGGGTGGAAATTTCGCGGGCGCGGCCCGCTCCAACTCACTGGCAAGGACAACTACCGTGCGTTCGGTAAGTATATTGGGCGTGAACAGGAAATTTTGGATAACCCAGACCTTGTGGCTACCGAACTGGGCTTTGAAAGCGCCTTGTGGTTCTTTGACGCAAACAAGCTGTGGTCCATCTGCGACCAAGGCATCAACGATGCTGCTATCCTTGCGCTGACAAAGCGGATTAATGGTGGTACACACGGTCTCGAAGACCGCAAACTGAAAACCAAGAAATATGCTTCTTGGTTGTAAGGAGAACGATAATGGATTGGAAAAGCACACTAAAGCGCAAGGGTGACGAAGCCGCAGGCAAAATCTTGCCGATGGTTGACGACATTCCTTCACGCGTAGGAGTAAAGGTGCGGGTAGCAGTTGCCGTTGTAGGTATCGCTGTAGCCCTAGTACTAATCTGGAAATATCTCGGGGGCTAAACCCTAACAACGCTAACCTAGCCGGAAGGAGGGGGCTTACATATGTTTGGTTTTACCCCCTTCGCAGGCGCTCCATTTGCTGATGTCGGGGCTGCGCTTAACAGTGATGTTAACGTAGCTGGCGTCTTAGCTACGGGGTCTGTCGGTACTGTTACATTCTCCCTTGGTATGGGAGTTACCCTTACAGGTGTTTCGGCCACCGGCTCCGTAGATACAGTCGCCGTAACTGGTACAGCTAACACCATCCCCATAGGCGTTTCGGCCACCGGTTTCGTAGATGTAGCTACAGTAGCCGGTAAAGTTACTGTATCCGTAACAGGCGTTTCAGCCACTGGCTCTATCGGCACTACTACTGTTAAGATCGACCAAAGCGCAACACCCGCAGGTGTATTCGCCACTGGATTTATTGGCACTACTAGTTTAAAGCTTGGAGTTACGATATATCCAACAGGAGTTTCGGCTGCCGGGATTATAACTAGCGCACTTGTCTGGGGTCAGATTAATGATAACCAAACACCTAATTGGGTACCCGTCGATGATAGCCAGACGGGAGCATGGGTGCAAGTTAATGATGGGAATACAGTAGTCTGGACTCAGATACCGACGTAAGGAACGAAGATGCCAAGTACATATAGCAGCCTTAAAATTCAGCTAATGGCAACTGGTGAGAACAACACCTCATGGGGTGACGTCACCAACACTAACTTAGGCACCGCTATCGAAGAGGCTATTGTCGGCTCTGCCGATGTTACTTTCGCCAGTGCCAACGTCACACTAACTCTTAGCAACACCAACGCATCTCAGACGGCGCGTAACATGCGCTTACGCTGCACAGGCACTACTGGAGGTTCAACTCGCAACCTCGTGGTGCCCGCTATTGAGAAGCCGTACATCGTCCAGAACGATTGCGCCGACAGCGTTGTGATTAAAACTCCTGCTGGAACTGGCGTCACTGTACCTGCCGGTGCGACTATGTGGGTATACAACGACGGTGTTAACGTCATTAGCGCTATCTCGTATGCACCATTCATAGGCGCTTTGGATTTTGCTTCGGTTAACGCGGTAGTCGGAACTCTAGTCGCTACAAACCTGACGGCTACGAACCTAACGACTACAAACCTGACGTCTACGAACGCCACGAGCACAAACTTGACGGCTACTACAGTGTTAGATGCAGGCACCATAGGTGCTGCGGCTCCCGGCTTCCGTGGCCTGCCCCAGAACGCCCAGACCGGCGCTTACACACTGGTGCTTTCGGATATTGGTAAGCAGGTCTCCAATACGACCGGCGGCTGGGTCATCCCTGCCAACGCCTCTGTCGCGTTCCCTATCGGGGCAGCGGTCGTCCTCTTCAACAACAGCGGCAGCAGCCAAACGGTGTCCATCACTTCAGATACTATGTATCTTGCTGGCACTGCGAACACAGGCACCCGTACACTGGCACAACGTGGCCTCGCAACATGCGTCAAAGTTGCCTCTACTACATGGGTAATCAGCGGCACAGGTGTCAGCTAATGACTGGTATTATGTGCTCACTAACTGGCGGGGGTGTAGGGTACGCGGGTTCCGCGACAATGACCGTTGGGTACCAGACCTTTGACATAGATAGTGGCGGAACAAGGTATGTTGGATACCGTGCAGGGTATTATCCCACGACGGGTATGGGTGCTATGTCCAACACCGTTTTTGGCGGTACGGTTGATATAACTGAGCTGTATTACACTAGTTTTGATGTCTACTACAGCGGTGTTTATTCAAATACCGTACAGGCATTCATACTGGGTACAGACGAGAATATACCCAATGAAGGCTGGACTAGCTTGGTAGCGAATGGGACAACATTCACACGTGTTAGCGCCAGCTATAGCACTGGTGATTGGCAGTGGAGCTTTGTTACCACCAACCCTCTAGGCACGAGCGGCACCGTTCCGATAACGTGGAGTTAGCTGCATGGTCTTGACACTCTTCTACCCAGCAAACGAAGCTGAATGGTACGCCAAGGGCACGCTTGAGGGCGGCGTCTATTTCGAAGTGCCTGCTACGTTTAACCCTGACGGTACTTGCGACACAGCGGCTACAGACGCCAGTGTGCAGCAGTTAATCCTTGTACTGAGTATGAAAAGCTAATGCCATTCATCAAGCTCCAGTTTAAGCCCGGTGTGAACCGCGACCAGACCGACTACTCCAACGAGGGCGGCTGGTACGAGTGCGACAAGATACGGTTTCGCTCGGGCTATCCTGAGAAGATGGGTGGCTGGCTGCGTTCGGCTCCTAACGACTTCATCGGCTACTGCCGACAGATGCTAAACTGGATCACGACTTACTCCGACGACATGCTCGCTATGGGCACTAACGTCAAAGTCTACATCGAGATTGCTGGTAACTTCTACGACATCACACCGTTACGTGATACCGACCCAGTGCTTTCTACGCCGGATACCGACAACTGCATAAACACAACCGACACTTCAACTACGATTACCGTAGACCTTGGAGCCGTTGCGCACGGTGCGCAGACTGGCGACTATGTAGTTATCTTAGGCGTGACCGGTTCGGGTAGTCCTTCCGCTATTGGCGGTATCCCCATCACCGAGATTAACGGCACATACGAAATAACTCGCGTAGACAACTTTATCTTCACCTACACAGTTAGCACGACTGCTACGTCAACCGTTTCTGCTGCGGGTGGTATCCTTATAGACTTGTCTTTCCAGATTAGCCCCGGAAACCCCATAACAGTTGGTGGCTACGGGTGGAACGTCGGTACATGGGGTCGCGGTGAGTGGGGCACAGGTACCATTACTCCGGTGTTCTTGCCGCAGCGCGACTGGTGGTTTGATAACTTCGACAACGACCTTGTTATGAATATCCGTAACGGTGAAGGTTACTGGTGGGTGCGCGGCACGCTTGAAGACCCCGGCCCTGCTTTGTCTACGCCAGCTATTCGCCTTGCGGACTACGCCGATGGTGAAGGGTTTGACCCCGACGCCGTCCCAGCGCAGATTATGCAGTTGCTGGTCTCTCAGCAGGACCGCCACTTGATTGCCTTTGGCGCAGTGCCGTTTGGTTCTACGAGCACAGCAGACTTTGACCCACTGCTCATCCGCTGGGCTGACCAAGATACTCCGGGCGACTGGACGCCTACACAGACTAATACGGCTGGTGACCTTCGGGTTTCACGTGGCTCGCGTATCGTACGGGCACTGCCTACTCGGCAGGAAATTCTTGTATGGACCGACACGCACCTTTTCACACTGCAGTTCCTTGGCACTACGGATGTCTTCGGGCTTCAGGAGTATGCGGACAGCATATCCATTATGTCGCCCCGTGCCGTAACTACCGCGTCTAACATTACCTACTGGATGGGGCAGGATAAGTTCTATGCCTATACGGGTCGCGTCGAGACGCTGCCATGCTCACTGCGTAACCACGTGTTCAACGACTTCAACATCAACCAAGCAGACCAAGTGGTGTGTGGTACTAACGAACGTTGGAACGAGGTGTGGTGGTTCTACCCTACTGCGCAGAGCGACTATAACGACGCCTATGTTGTCTATAACCACCTTGAGCGCATCTGGTACTACGGCACGATTGACCGTACTGCATGGCTAGACACAGCGTTGCGGGAGTATCCGCAGGCTACAAACACTCCGGGCGGCACAAACGGTGGTGCCCTGTATATCCACGAGTTTGGTGTTAACGACGACACCCTGCCTATGGAGAGCTACATCCAGTCATCGGACTTTGATCTTGATGACGGCGACAACTTCATGCTGACGCGGCGTATACTGCCCGACATTAACTTTAGTGGTTCTGTGGCTGCTGAGCCAGAAGTCACCCTTAGCGTCCGCCCACGCAACTTCCCCGGCGCTCCGGTCTCTATCGACCCTGCGGATGCCCAGCGCGTTATAGAAACGTCGGTAAACCAGTATACAGACCAGATATTTGTCCGTGCTCGTGCACGCCAGATGGCTCTTAAAATCCAGTCGGATACTCTCGGTGTTAACTGGCAGCTTGGCGCACCGCGCTTGGATGCTCGTCCGGATGGACGTCGCTAATGGCACTTACTAGGTTCAAAGCGGCACCGCTACCGAATGCTCCTTCAGAGTATGATGCGCAGTATATACGGCAGGTTATCCGCGTAATAGAAACGTACTTCTCGCAGCTTGACTCTAACACACCCAACTATGCCCAGAGCTACACGGCAGATAATTTCTACGGCAGTGGTATCGGTCTGACGTTCCCGCATAACCAGTTCTTGAGCAACGTGGACCAGACAGCGGCAGCTATCGACCAAGCCTACGCCGTGAGATTGGAAATTACATCTTTCACAGATGGCATCACTATTACTGGCGTAAACAACACGCGGATTACCTTTGCGTCTCCGGGTATGTACATGTTTATGTACAGCCTGTCGTTCAAGAACCCGACCAACGATGCGCAGTCGGTGGATATCTGGCTGCGATATAACAACGGCACCACAACAACGGACGTAGCCAACTCAAACAGCCGGTTTACCATCCCCCCACGCAAATCCACAGGTGACCCTTCTTACCTTATCGCAGTAACGCCGTTTAGTGGTTACGCAGAAGCAACGGGTGTGTGGGTCGAAGTTATGTGGCGTGTCTCTGACACTTCTGTGGTTATGGAGCATCTTCCAGCGGTTACGTATTCAGCAGGTGTGACGCCTGCAATCCCAGCTACACCTTCGGCTATTGTCGAAGCGTTCTTTGTGTCGAAGGCTGTGTAAGAATGGTGTTTAGTTTTGAGCAGATTGCCGCTATAAGCGTAGGTACAAGGTAGGATACGAGATGATGGACGTACAGATGGCCCCGCCACCATACACAGCAGCAGGTAGTTTTGCTCCTCCTGTTGGCAAGCCATCTGTGCTTGGGTCACAGATTCCCGGTACGACTGGCGGTCTTCCTGCGGCAGCAGGCTTAAGCGCAACTGCTAACCCGATGGCTAACCAACTGCAGAGCATGGGTCGTGGCGAAGACTCAATGCTCGTCCACATGACACCCGAGGAAGTAAATAGCCTGCAGGGTCTGGCTATGGCATCAGGTGGCTCACTTACCATTAACCCACAAACAGGTCTGCCTGAAGCTGGCTGGCTTGGCAAACTCCTCCCAACTATTCTTGGTGCAGCCCTAGCGGCTACTGGCGTCGGTGCCCCCCTTGCTG